CTAAGGAGGTAATTGCAACATCACCAGTAAAGTTATCTCAATCTGCGGCAGAGCAAGCAGCAGAGAGACATGAATCACTATATTCATTAACGTCAAAAATTAAAGAACTAGATATTATTATTGAATATTTAGAAAAAGTTGAAAAGACTATGTCACAAATGGGATTCGATATTAAAAATGCTGTTGAAATTATGAAGATGGAGCAAATGTAATGATAGAGTTTGACTATAAAGGACCTACTGCACGACAACCTAGTAAATTAATTATAAAATGCTCTGAAGCAGAGTTGTTTGATAATATTCGAGAGCATTTTTCTGTAGAAAATACTGGTGCACGTTTTGCAAGGAGATATGCTCGATTTGCTCCAAGACGTAAATATGTAATTACACCAACCGGTACTTGCGAGTTAGGATTATATTGGGAAATTCGACAATATCTAATTAAAAAGCAAATTAATGAACCTATTGAAGTAACAGATAAGTTAGATAAAGCTTTAAAAGTAGGTATTGAAGCAGATTTATTTGATGATTTCAAATTTACATTACGAGAGTATCAAGAAGAGGTAATACGTAAAGCTATGAGACTTGGTACCGGTACTTGTGTACTAGGTACTGGTGCAGGAAAGACTTTTACAACAGCAGCGTTAATTGAAAACTTTTTTAGGTTGTCAAAAGATAAAGATACTTTTAAATGTTTAATGCTAGTTCCAGATTTAGGTCTTGTAACTCAAACATATGAAGAATTTTTAAATTGTGGTACTACATATAAACTTACAAAGTGGACAGGTAAAAATAAACCAGACCTTACAGCTAATGTGATTGTTGCTAATATCGGAATAATTCAAAGTAGATTTGACGAAAATGATTGGTTAAAATATATTGATTTATTAATAGTAGATGAGTGTCATAAGATAACAGCAGGTAATAAAATATCTAAAATTGTACAGCAAGTTAAGACTCCAAATAAATACGGGTTTACAGGAACATTACCAGAAGATCAGCTAAACAAATGGTCCATAATTGGAAAACTCGGTCCAGTTATATATGAAAAATCTTCTTTTGAATTACGCTTAGAGGACTACCTGGCAAATGTTAGTATTAAAATACTAAATATTAAATATAGTCCTAGACCACACTTTAGCGGTCAAACTGGTTATAGAGATGAACTGGAGTTTATATACAATAATGATAGACGTAATAATATTCTTAAATCACTTGTTTCAAAGTTGCTTAATAATACTCTTATCATGGTTAATCATATCGCTCATGGTGAAGTTATCATGGAGCATCTTCAGCAGATTACCGGGAAAAAGGTATACTTCATCCAAGGATCGGTTGATGTTGAAGAACGCGAAGAAATTAAAGCAATAATGGAGAGAGAAACTAATGTTGTAGTTGTTGCAATTAGTGCGATTTTTGCAACAGGAGTCAACGTTAAAAACCTACACAATATTATTTTTGCATCTGGTGGTAAGAGCTTTATACGTACTGTGCAATCAATTGGTCGAGGGTTACGTAAGCATGATTCGAAAGACAAACTTATCATTTTTGATATATGTGATGAGCTTAATTACGGGGTAGCACATTGTGATAAGCGAAAGGCAATATATGACAAAGAAAAAATACGGTATAAAGAAGTTGATATATAGTAAAAGTACTATATAATATGTTAACATGTCCAAAGAGGAATATTATATTAAACCGGCAGAGTTTAGAGAGAGTCTACGTAAGTATTATGCTTCAGACATTTTGACTGATGACCTTGCTGAGAATATTAAAAAGATTGCTTATGGCTTGAGCTATAATGGATCCTTTATTAATTATAGTTATAAAGACGATATGATTGGCGATGCATTGATTAAGATGTATTCTGCTCTTAAGTATAAAAAATATAAGTTTGAAACTAAATCGAATCCATTTTCATATTTTACTACTATTGCTTATCATGCTTTTATTAATCGAATAAAGAAAGAAAAAAAGCACCATCAGACAATTACTTCATACAAAGAAAAGGTATACGAAGAGTATATGACAGATCCTAGAAATACACATGGGACTGTTTATGTGAAGCCTATTGATGATGATTCCGACTATTAATAAAAGTAAAGTCGCTATCTTTAGTGATTTACATTTAGGGGTTCATTCTAATAGCTCTGAATGGCATAAGTATGCTATTGAATGGGCTAATTGGTTTCGGGAAGAATGTCGAGATAAAGGAATTAAAGATATTATATTTTGCGGCGACTGGCATCATAATCGATCAGAAATATCAGTTAATACTTTACAGGTATCAGCTGATATTTTAGATATGTTTGAAGAGTTTAACCTGATTGCTATTACCGGTAACCACGATATTTACTATAAGCATCGTACAGACGTAAACTCTTTGTCAATATTTAAGAATAGAAAAAATGTTACTATTCTTGAACAGTATCAAACATTGGAAGCATTTGATAGAAAGCTTTCGTTCTGTCCATGGAACACGCCCACATCAGTAATTGAAAAAAGTGATGTTGTATTCGGACACTTTGAAATTCAGTCATTTAAAATGAATGCATTTAAGGTATGTGAAGAAGGGGTAAAGGTTAAGGATCTTTTACGTAAGTCTTCTTTAGTTATATCAGGTCATTTTCATACTAGACATGAAAAGCAGTTTGGTGCAGGTACAATTTTATATGTAGGTAATCCGTTTCAGATGGATTTCGGTGATGCTGGTAATCGAAAAGGTTATCATATTTTAGATATAGATACACTAGAATATGAGTTTTTCGAAAATAATGTATCTCCATGTTACGAAAAAATAACATTGAGTGAGTTAGTTGATGAGGGTGATATTACACCTTTAGTTAAACATAAAATAAACAATAACATAGTTAAATTGAAAGTGGATAAGAACATATCTCAGGAAGATATGGATATACTTACAGCTGTTTTCAATAAATTACAACCAGAACAATTTCTCGTTGATTATGATATTAACTTTAATCGAATACTTGATAATCGTGAAGATATAGAAGATCTGTCTGGGGTGGATGTTGAACAAGCTATTGAAGAGTTTATTGGTACTATGGATTTAAATGATTCAAAGGCTATAATTGAATATACGTTAGGACTATACGAGCGTTGTAAACGATGAAACAGGTTAATTTTAAACGAGTTGCTATACAGCATTTTCTTTCTGTGGGTGAAGAGCCTGTTGTGGTAGACTTTAGTAAAGGTCTGCATGTTATAACTGGTACAAATAAGGATAAGCCAGACAGGCGTAACGCTATTGGTAAGAGTACTATAGCTGATTCTATTTATTTCGCTATATTTGGAGATACATTACGGGAGCTTAAAAAGGACCTTATACCTAATAATATAACAGGGGGTAGGACGCATGTTGAGTTGGACTTTGAGGTAGTTACTGCTAAGGAAACAAGCAAGTATAAAGTAATACGTCATCTCAACCCGTCTAAAGTTTTAATTTTTAAGGATGAAGTAGATATTACAAGGGATAGTATTGCTAATACCAATAAGTTTATATGTGATGTAACAAGTGCTACACCATCTATATTTCAAAACTGTGTTATTATGACAGTTAATAATGCTGTACCTTTTATGGCAAAGAGTAAAATCGAGAAACGTAAGTTTATCGAAGATATATTTGGTATGGAGGTTTTTAGTCAGATGTTAGCTCAGCTTCGAGTTGAATGTAATGACTTAAAACGTGATCATGATATTGTACAAGCTACATTAGTAGAAGTAAAAAATCAAAACAACAATTTTGTTAAGCAAAAGGAAGCAGCGTTAACTAAGCGTGAGGAGAAAAAACAAGTATATGTTGAGCGCAAAGATAATAACATTATTGAAAAGGAGAGACTTAATACAAGGCTTAACGAGTTTGAAGATGTAGATACTTCGAAGATAGAAGAGCGTATTAAACACTATACTAATACGTTAGTTACTGTTGAAGAAAAAATTAGTGAAAAGACTGTCGAGGTAAGTACAAAAAAAGCTGAGCTATCTCATAGCAAGTCTGCATATAATAAAATTGGCACAGATGAAGCGGCGTGTCCAGTATGTTTACGTCCTATGGAAGATCATGATGTAGAATATATGGAAAAGGAGAAGTCTATTCTTAGATCTAAACTTATCAAATTTGGAGACGATATTAAATTACTTAGTGAAGGTTTAGATAAGGCTAAAGAAGCTAAAGCTAAGTGTATGCAGATTATTCAGAATAATAATAATAAATTATCTGAAGCAAAATTAGCTAACCAGAAGCGTGAAAGTATCCAGCAGCGTATTAATCAGTTAGATGATTGGTTAGAAGAGTTGGAAGTAGATCTAAAATCGGTGGGAAGTACTGAAACAGATTTCGATAATCTTATTATTGAGTCAGAAAAACGATTAAAAGATACAGAAGATAAAGTAGAGAGCTTTAGAAAGGATCTCTCTAAGTTAGATATTGTTAAATACGTAGTATCTGAAGAGGGGGTTAAATCGTTTATTGTTAATAAACTTCTAGAATTACTCAATAATAAATTGTTAACATATCTACGTAAGTTAGATTCTAACTCTATATGCATATTTAATGAATATTTTGAAGAAGAAATTACAAATGAAAAGAATAAAATTTGCTCATACTTTAACTTCTCTGGCGCTGAACGTAAGTCTATCGACTTGGCTTGCTTGTTTACCTTCTCTGATATGAGACGGATGCAAGGAGGTGTTAAATATAACCTAGCTATTTATGATGAGTTGTTTGATTCATCATTTGATGAAAAGGGTATTGAGTTAGTTACCCAGATACTACAAGAACGTACAGAAGAATTAGATGAGTGTTCTATTGTTATATCGCACCGTAAGGAGTCTATCAAAGCTGTTACAGGTGAGGTAATTTATATTGAAAAAGAAAATGGCATTTCACGTAGAGTGGCCTATACTGAATTATAGAATAATTATATATAATGATTCAATCATCACCATTTCCGCAACCATTTTCCTCACCATTGGCTCAACCATTTGGAACTTCACCAACCCGTAAACCCAAGCCACAAAAGCCACGTGAGGAATCAATGCCAAGATTTGTTAATTATTTAGCAGATTATTCTGGATGTGGTCATTGGCGTATATTATGGCCAGAGCAGGTCATTAACATGACACAACGCGGGTTGAGTCAATCGATTACCGCTATGGTTGCTGAACCAAGGTGGTATCAAGGGGTAAAGGCTGTAAAATTACAGCGTCAGGCATCTAAAGCTCAGCTTGAGTTTGTAAAACATCTTAAAAAAATTCAACAAGAGTATGACTTTAAAATTATTTACGAAGTTGATGATGTTGTGTTTCGAGAAGAGATTCCAGATTATAATAAGTTTAAATTTGCTTTTGATACTGATGAAGTAAGAGAGAGTGTTGTTAGTATTATGGATTTGTGTGATGAAGTTACATTAACCTGCGACTTTATGCGTAAGCTGTTTCAGTCTAAACTTACAAATCAGAAGGTTACAGTAATACCAAATTTTGTACCATATAGTTGGATGGGTTATTTGTTCAATCAACGAAGAGTACAAACTACGTTTGAGAAACATAAAGGTAAACCGCGTATATTGTATACAGGTTCTGGGGCTCATTACGATGTGTCTAACAAGACAGGTGGTAAAGATGATATGTCTGCTGTTAATCATATTATTCGGAAGACTGCAGATAAGTATAAATGGATTTTTGTGGGTGCCTATCCACCACCATTACAGGATTTAGTTAAGTCTGGTAAGCTAGAGTTTTACCCATGGAGATCGTTACTAGAATATCCTCAATTTATTGCTAATCTAGACCCACAATTAATGGTAGCGCCGTTAACTCAAAACAACTTTAACAATTCAAAATCTGATATTAAATTTATTGAAGCATGCACGTTAGGTATACCGTGCTTGTGTCAAGATATGAATACATACTCTAATGCACCTGATGATCTTAAGTTTAATACACCAGAAGAGTTTGAGGAGAAGATTGATTGGATTTTAAATTGGAAAAATCGTAAGCGGTATTTCCAGAATATTAGTATGCTTCGTGAAATAGGGGTTAAGCGATTCCTAGAGAATCCAGAAAATATCGGATCTCATATGGAAGCTCTTACAACACCATATGGTTCGCCTGAACGAAAATACCTTAAACAGTGGAATCCGTAAAGGAACTATGTTATAATTAACTCGATGTATAGGAATGTTGTCTATAATGGTCGAGAGGGGACGGTAACTTTATTTGGTTGGAATGAGCATGGTGATCGTATTCGACGTGAATGTTCTTTCGAGCCATATCTATATACAGAAGATCCTAGAGGTGATAAGACTTCTATTTTCGGTACTAAAGTAAAGAAACGTTCATTTAATACTGGTTATAACCGTTATAAGTTCCTTCAAGATTCAGGAGTTAAAAGAGTATTTGAGAACTCACCTCCTGCTCAGCAGTTTCTTCTCGATATGTATTGGGAAGAGAACGAAAAGCCGGAGTTCAATACTAATCCTATTAAGTATTGCTTTATTGATATTGAGACTTATTCAGTAGATAGCTTTCCTGATGTAGATGATCCTACTCATGTTTGTAATGTTATAACATGTTGGGATAATTTTAGTAAGAAGTTCAATACATTCGGTATTCACGAGTATACAGGTGAAGGTCGTGATGATATGGTTTATCATTATTGTAAGACAGAGCGTGATATGTTCTTAAAGTTCCTTAATTATATTGAGATGCAGCATCCTGATATTATTAGTGGTTGGAACTCCGAGTTTTTCGATATTCCATACATTGTTAATCGTATGGAACGTATTTTAGGTCAAGAGTATGTGGATAGACTCTCACCGTTGCGTAATGTTTACTTCCGTATGCGAATGGGTTCCTTTGGACGTGAGCAAAAGCGGTACTATTTTGACGGTGTTGCTAACCTTGACTATCTTGATGT